TCGTACGGGCTGCACCCTCGGGGTCAGCAACGGCACCAGTAACCATTTCGCCAACTACACCTGCTCCGCCGCCCATGCGAGACAGGAAGCTGTCTTCGGGCTGACCAGTCAACTCAGAAACAAAGGTCCGACCCTTTTGTTCTGCAACGTCGTAACTCTCTTTGTCTACAAGACCCCCAATTAAATCGAACAAAGGTCCGGGAGCCTGCTTTGCAAACGCAAGTCCCGTAGTCGCCGCTGCAATAGCACTGGACTTCAGAGTCGTCTTAACTGAAGAAAACTCTTCTGCCATGTCATTTAGGAAATCATCAAACTTTCCTGCCGCTGCTTCTTTTTTCTTTGCTTTTGCTGCGGCTTTGTCATCCGCTGGGGTAAGTCCTGCAGTCTGTTCAGTCAGGTCTTGTGTCTTGGTGATCAGCGTCTCTAGCTTCTTGATTTTGTTTTCTAGCGAGTCTACTGATCTGTCTACTGCCCCAGATGCTTGAGCAGCGGCTGTTCTGGTTTGGCTCTCTACGGTCTGTTGTTCAGCAGGTGCGTCTACGGTAAGAGGAACTAGAGTAGAAGTCTTGAAGTTGTCGTTGGCAAATCCGTAACCGTCACTACCAAACAGAGTCTGGGGATTGTCAAAGCCCACTGACTCCATGTACAGGTTAGAAAATATCTCTTGGGAACTCTGCAGTCGAGAAAGACTACGGCGAGATTTTCTCTCGACTTTGTAGTAATTCAAGCCTACGTCAGCTTTTTGTGAGTGACCTAGAACTTTGTTGGCGTCGGCTGCACCAATCTCTTCTTCCAAAATGTCAAATATGTTCTTTCGAAGATCACGAACACTAAAGTCTACGGAAGCGTTTTTGGTTAGATCGCGTATCTCTAACCCCATAGAAGACATGTTTGCCCTCATAACAGGGTTAATGATTCCGCGTATCTTTTCTTCAGATTGAGTAAAAAGTTGAGTACGACCTGCTGCTTGAGCATCCGCAGCCAGATCGGCTAGAATACCATGTACAATCTCGCCAAGATCGTAGTTGATCCTGTCGCCCTTGTTACTCAGGTTGTACAGCTTTTTAACTTCAGGATCGAACGATCCGTACTTAGCACCCTCTGCGGCATTTCCAACTTGCAATTGAAGAATGTCCGGATTACGAAGACCCGTCAGAGTCTTGATCATAAAGAACGCTTTGGCTTCTTTGTCGTCGATCTGTCGGGCTGTGGCGTCAATAGCCTGATTAAAGTCGTCGAACGCAGGAAGTTCTAGCTTTCTCGCCTTACGAGTGAGACGAATGCCAAACTCTGTGGGCTTGCCTCTGTTAGCTTTTTCGTAGTTAGAGAGAACGTTTGTTTGTTCTGGGCCAATACCTGCGTTGATCAAAGTCTTAACGCGGGATGCAAACATGCCTGATCCAGTGGACACACCTTTGAATCGTTCGTTAGTCGCCCACTGTTGCAGATTCGCAATGCCTTTTTCAGTATTTAGTTTGGATACAGGTGTGTCAGGAGGAAACCCTGCGCTTTCTAGATCACGCAGAGTAGACTTAAAATTATTTACGAGAGTTTTTTCGTTCTCTCTACCTTTGATATGAGCATCAAAGGCGTCCTGTAGTGTCATCTCTGCCATCAGTAACCAAACGTCTCATCTTGCACTTGGAACACTTGACTCTTAATTGCACCAAGTTGCTTGTGTATTGATGTGTATCCGCTCATGCGTGTCATCAGCATGTATCGCAGAGCGTCGTATGCGTGATCCTCAGACTTGGTGTCCACATCTTCGCTGTTGGACTTAGAGAGCGGAATGCCAGCCAGTTGCTTGACTGTGTTTTGGCAACTGGAGAAGATGCGTAGTCGAGGTTCTTGTGTGTAGGGGTCATCGGCAAGACGACGATGTATTTCCATCTTGCCTTGTATACGGTTACGATCAGAGGGTGTCCAGCGGACTCCGGCTCTCATCATCGTTTCGGCAATGGACGGGCCGAATCCTGTCTTGTTCCAACACGACGAGTCCAGCACGGTGTAGTGGGGTGTTGGATCGAGTTGTTCTGCTTCCATTATTTTATCAGCTAACTGCTCTGCTGTCAAGTGTTTAGCATATAGTTCGCGATAAATCCAGATATTGTTATCCCAGTCAATAGCCCCCCAAAGAACGCACGACGGACTTGCATACCCGTAGTCTGCCGCTCGTATACGTGGCCAATTGGTAGGTAACTCGAAATGTTCGACAACGTGTCTCATCCTTGAAAATTCGGGGAAGGCCGCTCCCTCCGCCACGTCCCAATCACCTTCAAGAAGCCGCTTTCGCTCGACTTCTGGGAGCGACCTGAGCATGGCCTCGTATTGGCCATCTGCCATCAGGTAGGGATTGTCGGTCAGCCGTGCCGGTACAAACTTGCGAAGGAACAGCGGTTGACCTGCCTTCTCGTGACCCGCTGGCCACACAAAGGGCTTTTGTGTTTCTATATCGAAGGCAGGAAAAGGCTTGTTTGGTTCCAAACCGTCAATGTAGGTCTTCTTGACCCACCAACCACCCACTCCTCCGGGGTTGGCTGTGCAGCGCATGTACAGGTGTTGCTGGAGTTCATGATCAGTAGAACGAAGGCGAGAACGCAAGTAATCCCAGACGTAGGGCGTAGGATACTGGGTAATTTCATCGATGCCGATCCAGTTGAATGCTTGACCCTGAAAGCGAGTCACGTCCTTGTCTCGATCCAGATAGGTAAACCAGATCGTTGCACCGGATGGGAACACCCACGTGGTCTTTGACTCGCGGAACTTTGCACCCGGAAAGGCTTTTGGGTACAGTTGGCGAGACTTGTCGATTAGTTCGGTGAGTTCATCCAGTGTACGACGGAGAAGAAGACCACGGTGATTAGGATTGTGACAGTAACGTAGCGGATCAGCAAGTAATGCAAAGCTCTTTCCACCACCGGCAGCACCGCCGTAGAGTACGTCTCTTTCACCTGCGCTGAGAAAGTCCGTTTGCGGACCATCATTCGGTTGAAAGACCACCTCGCTTTCACCGACAAGCTCCGACACTGCGTCAGGTAAAGCATCCAAATCCCCAAGATCGATTGTGGCAGACTCGTTGCCAACCAGAGCCTTTTCAACCTTTGTTGTAGTTTGTTCCAGCTTTCGAGCATATCGTCGTTTGTCCTCTGCGGCTTTGCTTGACTTTGCGGCTCTCTTTTTGGCCGCATTAACACGTTTCGTCGCCGCGCGTCTCGCACGTTCCCGCGTAGAAAGGTTATATGTTGCCTTCGGCGCATTGGGGTCTTTCTTGGGCCTACCGCGTTTGCGTTTGGGCTGCTCGTCAGCCATCAATTACTACTTCATTCTTTGGCGGCAACAGGACGACACCGTGTACAGCCGTCACGTTGTGGTTCATTGTCTCCTGTTTTGCAACTCCTACGCGGTTAAGCAACGATTCTGCGGCTCGTAGCCGTAGTTCGTCGCCTCGTTCGGGGGCGGGATTGTCAATTGTGGAGACCAATCGGTTTGCTGCCTTCAAAGCATTAACCGAAAGTATGCTTTTTGTGCGTTCAACGATTTCTTCTGCTAAAGTTTGCTTCAACCACTGGGTAGAACCACGGGAATACCCCGCGTCAACTGCCGCTTGGGTTGCATTACCGCCGTTTTCGAACAGGAGTTCGAGAAACTGGGTCTGTTGAGGGGTCAGTACCCGCTCTTTTCGTTGTTGTGGGAGCAGATTCATTGTTTTGCAACGTGGTTAAGGAGGCGTGAGCGTCTCACTTAGCCTTATTCGCCGTGATTCAAGAGAATATTTCACAGATGTGTGGGAATATACCGTACGTGAGACAGCCCACGGTATCATATTAGGGTCGATAACGCTGATTGTCAATAAAAAAATTATTTCAGAGGGGTGTTTTGTCGAATTTACTTGACAGAATTGATTCCTGTATGTAGACTGGGTCTAAGACCCGCCGGGATATACCCCCCATGTCCATATAAAGGGACATGCTGACAGTCCCGCAGGGTTGGTATGGTGGGACATGGTTACATATCCATATCGATAACCCAAAATCCAACAATCAATCGACACATTGCATACAGATACTGGTACTCCCCCGGTGGCCCTAGCCACCCGGATAAGCCCCTGCACATCGGTGAGGTCGCAGGTTCCGACATTGCCGGGAACCCACACCAAAACCCGCCGGAATCCCTCTTACATTTGCGCCGGGTCAGATCTTTTTACCATTGAGCGACATTATTTCCGGGATTGATAACCCGCCAGTCTGTCCTTGGAGGTCAGGAAGCCCAGCATATCCCGAAACACTAGCCGCCGGATTTATCCCGCCTGATCAGACCGCAAGCCGTTATTCCGGCACAAGCGCAAAAAAGAACCCCGCCAGCTAGTGACGGGGTCAAGTTGGGAGGTGCCGCCGGGATATTAGCCCCTCACCGGCAGGGTAACAGGCTAATCCTCTTTAAACTGGTTTTTCGGGTTGTCCGGGTGGTTGTAAGCGTACTCGGTCGCCATCTCAAACTGCTGGCCGGAATCCATGTAAAACTCAACAGTGAAGGTGTGGCCGTGCCTGTCGGTGCCGTGAAGCGTGAACAAATCCCACTCCGCAAATTTCTTGCGGGTTGCCTTCATTTCTGGTGTGTGGTCGTTGAACCGGTTGTTCTGAGCGTTGATCGTTACTTGCATTGGATCGCGTCCTTTCATTAGTTGAGGCGGGACAACATCGCCCCGCCCCTCATTTGTTGCAAAACTAGCCGGTCTTTGCAAGCCGGAAAATATCCCGATACCCGCCTTTATGATTACCGGTTGACCGCTTTTCGATCTGATACCCGGCCTTACGCAAGGCTGTCATGTAGGTATAGACGGAACCTTTGCGGAGGTTGAGGTGACCGGCAAGCGTCGGCACCGCCATGAACGTGCCGGCAGAAAGCCAGCGGATCATCTCCCGATGGGTGTCGTTCAATTCCACCCGCTGCGAAAATCCGCTCCGCAGCGGCTCACCATGCATGTCTGTCATTGGCGGCTTTGCGACTGGCCGCTCCGGGAATTCAGCCCGGAAACGATCCAGTAACCGCTTGCGTTCGTCGGCCCGGATGTGGGTCTCGAAAGCATTGGCAAGCCGCTTGAAGCCCTCGATCAGATGAGGCGGGAAGTTCGGTGTTGTGTTGTTGTTTGTCATCGTTTTGTCCTTTCGTTTAGATGACGCTAGCGATGATGATTCT